AGATATAAGAAACTTTTCAGTGACAGCAACAGATTCTTTCAAATTGATTCTGTGTTGTACATAGAAACAGGGTGGCAAGTCATGCATGAAGATGTCCTCACAGACATGTGTTTTTCACTGCATAAATCGGTTGCCACTTTTTGTAATTACAGAGTCAGAGAGAAGGGTTCCATTGCCAACAGCAACATATATTTCAATTTCTTGTTAATGTTTAACAACAGGAGATCCACAGAAGTAATTTTGGCAAATTTGAGATACATAGTGGTGAATGTTTTAGGTTGCAGGTCCCAAATACCAGAAGTCATAACGTCTATAGCCACACTCTGCCAAGATGTTGTGCAAAGGTATATAATTTGTTCAATAATTAGCAATTACAAGGTTTTCGCAACAAATTTGATGAGCACTAAAATGAAAGAACCCTTGGAGAACATACACCTTATAACTGGAAAACCCTTGGATACTTTGAATGACCTCACTTTTTTTCTTTATAGTCCTTTCATAATGACAAAAGCCCCTTACAATCAAACACTTGAACAGGTCAGGAACCTGAAGGGAATGATGTCTGTACATGAAGAATATGCAAGGATATGCCCAGTTAGTAACTTGGGAACTGTCATGTCAACCTTCGACAAGAAGCTGCCTCATGATAGTGTTTTTGAAAATGACTTTTGTTTCAACTCATACTATATAGAAAAGTTGGGACAAAGGGCTGCAGAGTACTTCAAGGCTTGTGACAAAGTTGGGGACATACACACAAGATGGGAGAATATAGTAAATTGTGAATGGACAGACGTCACAACAGAATCAGGCATGAGGGGTAACAGATTTATAAAAGGCTCTGAATCTTTTTTTGGTAGAAAAGGTCATGAAGTTGTCATGAGAGATGTTATAGAAAGCATCAATCCAGAAGACATTGAAGAATTAAGGAAGATAGTTGAAGATGGGTCTATCTTAGCTGACAAGGTCAAAATGTTGACAAAACTGAATGTTTGTTTTAAAGAGAAGATAATGAAAAATGAAAAAATGGAGTTTGTTTTTCATGTTGTTGACAAGAGTCAATGGAAGGACAACAGAGAGATCTTTGTAATGACTCTGGATACAAAAGTGTTTCAACAACCTCTTGAAAAAATGTTTAAATTTCTATGCACACTGACAGACAA